ATAAGAGTAATAATAAAAAAAAACTATGCCAGTAGCACATAGAAATTCAGATATCAGGACATGTGGAGCCACCACAATAGTCAGTAACCAATCGACTGTATATGTAAATGGTGAACTCTGGGCGGTTGCAGGCGATCCAAATAGTCATGGTGGTGGTAATTTGGTAAATTCAGGTAGTACTGTTTTCGTAGAAGGCGCAAACGTTATAGTGAATGCTCCTGATAGCGCTTCGCCCGATGGTCTTTGTCCTATACCTGGCGGTAATCACTGTAATCCCGCCACCAGTGGTGGTTCACCTGACGTGTACTCATACGGAGATTAAAGTAAATGGCTAGAATAACAAGAGCGCAGTTCTTAACATCGGGGAAGAAAAAAACAGAGTACTATTCTGATTTCATGAGCTCGTTCGCTAAGACTCCAGTTGGTGATCAATTGGCTAGGGTGGTGAATGATCGCTCCATTGAACAATCATTAAAAAACTTAATGATGACTGATGTCGGTGAGAGATTATTCCAACCCCAGATTGGATCTAATATCAGAGCAATGTTATTTGAAAACGACGCTGGGTTTGTTGCCTCGACTGCGGAACACTATATAAGATCAACTATCGATATAAATGAACCAAGGGTGTATTTGGAGGATGTGCGGGTGGACTCCAGTCAAGATAATAATGAAGTTAATATTAGTGTTTTTTACAGCACTATCAATACCCCTGAACCAAAAGTATTCAATCATATTTTAAGAAGAGTCCGATAAATGGCAAATAGTTCTTTAACACTAAGTTCGATTGATTTCGATACGCTAAAAACAAATTTTAAGGAATTTCTAAAAACACAATCGGTCTTTAAAGATTTTGATTATGAAGGTTCCAACATCAATACTTTACTTGATGTTATGTCATATAACTCATATTTAAATTCTTTCTATTTGAATATGACCGCTTCAGAGATGTTCCTTGATTCCGCGCAACAATACGATTCTATTGTATCGCATGCGAAAGAACTCAACTACATCCCACGAAGTGCTACTTCTTCTTCTGCTAATGTGACATTAACTATGGAGACATCAGGTATAACTGGTGCAATGAGTGTACCAAAGGGGACAAGATTTTCAGGCACTAACTCAAATGGTGTTTTTGTTTATACTACCAATGAAGCTCAGTCGATTACTTCTGGAAACACAACATACGCATTGAGCGACCTTACTATTAAAGAAGGTGATTATCTATCAGATACATATGTTGTTGACGGTGATATTGAAAGACAACAATTTCTCATCAATACGGTTGATGTTGATACTTCAAGTATCACAGTACACCTTATAGAAAATAATGGCGCTTCGAACACAGAATATACTAAAAAAGAAACTCTATTTGGATTAGGTTCTGACTCCGGGGTGTTCTTTGTCCAAGCCTCCCAAAATAACTTATATGAGATTGTATTTGGTGATGGGACATTTGGTAAGAAGCCAACTAATGGATCGACAGTACTGATTAACTATAGGGTGTCGACAGGGGCGGATGCTGACGGAATTAATATCTTCACGTTATTAGACGACCTTGGTCCAACCAACTCTGGGGTGGTTTCAAGCTACCAACTCACCGTTAATCAAAATTCAGGTGGTGGGTCCGCACAAGAAGATGCCGAGTCTATTAGGTTCGCAGCTCCTAGATATTTTGCCACCCAGCAAAGAGCAGTGACAAATGATGACTACTCTTCATTGGTGTTGGCTGAGTTTAGTGATACTATTGATGATGTCAATGTTTATGGTGGTCAAGAATTAGAAACTAAGCTATACGGTCGCGTCGCCATTGCGTTGAACCCTATTTATGGCGAGATTGTCCCGGATTATATCAAAACTGATGTTAAGAAATATCTTGAGGATTATATTGCTCTACCTAATAGAGTTGTGTTAACAGACCCAGAATACATTTATTGCTCCCTGAAGGTCGCAGCTGAGTATGATAACAAGGTGACTGATAAGAGCCATGCAGATATTGCTTCCTTGATTAGTTCTAAGATCAGCGCGTTCACTAATTCCAATCTAGAGAAATTTGGCAAAGACCTTAGAATGAGTAAGTTGGTTAGTGATATAGATGCAGCTGATAGTAGCGTGACAAGTAATTTCACCATTAATAGGGCAATTAAGAGAATTGCTCCGCCACTAAATGTTAATACAACATTCGATATACAAATAGGAAATTCGTTTGATTACGATCAAACACAATTCATTACGAGTGAAGTACACAGCTCCACCCATAGTTCTGATTTCGATTTGATTTCTAGTCATGCAACAGTGTTGTCTTCATTCTTCACGTACACTTCAAAGGCTGGTGGTTCATATCAACTAGCTTTCATTGAAGACGATGATGGTGTGCTTGGTGTTTATTATAACAGCGGCTCAGATGTGATTAAAATTGATGATATAGGGGCTGTAGACTACGCTACTGGTCGTATAACTATAAATGATTTAAATGTTTCATCGTACACTGATTATATATCTCTTTACTGTAGAATATTAGGTGGTGATATACGGGCTTCCCAGAATAAAATTCTTGTGATAGACCCTGCAGACGTTTCAATAACTATAACAGAAACTAGAATATAAAATGGATAACAAAGTTCAAAAATATATATCTAATTTTGTAGAAAGTCAGTTTCCTCAATTCTATGATGAAGAAGGATCTGATCTACCACTATTCATGAAGGCGTATTATGAATGGATGGAATCTAGCGGTCAACCTATTTACCACAGTAGGAGATTGTATGAGTATGGTGACGTTGACGATACTCTATCTGATTTTCTTGTCCATTTCACCCAGAAATATCTTCATGGTATCCCATTCGAGACAATCTCTAATAAGAGATTTCTATTAAAACATATTCTCGATATCTATAGGTCTAAGGGATCAACGCAATCGTTTAAATTGCTGTTTAAAATGTTATACGACGAAGATATAGAAATATACCTCCCAAGTAATGACATGTTGAGGGTCTCAGACGGCAAATGGGTGTCTCAGAAATATTTAGAAATTACAAATAGCGATCAGCTAAATGAAATGCAAGGTAAAACTATCATTGGTCTTTCGTCAGGCTCTACTGCAGTTGTTGAGAGCTTGATTAGAGAATACTATAATAAAAATTTAATCCAAACAATATACCTCAGTAATATAGTTCTTTCCGACAACGGATTCATTATCGGTGAGAAAGTTATTGATAAAAGCCAGCAAGCCAATGCAGTAGCTGTAAGTGCAGCCCCAGTGATCAAAGGTTCTTTATCTTCCCTTAATATCACATCATCCGCCCCCGAGTTTGAAATCGGAGACGTTCTAAAGATCACACATAGAGACCCAGCAAATAATGATGTGGTTTCTTTTGGTAAAAATGCATTGCTGCGTATTTCTGGTGTTGAAGCCAGTTCGGGCCAGGTTAATTTTTCTATAGTCGATGGTGGTGTGGGATTTTCCACCAACGCTGAGATCTTTATTAACAACATCAATTTAGCTAATGGTACAGGCGCTTCGATCGGTGGTGTTTCTTTGTCCAGCATCACGCCATTAACATACAACACGGACTTGATTTGCGATTACAGTAATGTTGTTATTAATGCCACTTCGTATGGTATGCCAGCAGCTGTTAGCGCCAATCAAACTTCAACCCTGGGAACAGCATTCACATATAACACTGAGAATTTTGGTTCAATCTACGAACTAACCGACACAGTGGTGGGATCTGGATATGATCAAGCATTACAGGTTGTCGTTAGGAATGTTATTTTGGGAGAAGACCCATTAACTGGCACGCTCGTATACACGACTTCATCAAATACCATAACGGGCACTTCTACAATTTTCGATGATATTTACGCTAATGGTGATGTTATATACATACAAGCAGATTCAGGAGTAAGCACCACGGGTGAATATGCATTGATTAGGGAAGTGGTTTCTTCATCAGAGATAACCCTTTATGTACCGCCGTTAAACAACTCAACTGGATCCGCAATATATAAAGCAGCACCAACTACACTACCGTCTCAGTTCGCATCATACGAGGCACCGATGTATAACGTTTCTGGAGACATACATGGTGAGAATGAAGAAATATCAGGTGTGCCTAGCGTTGGCGTAGACACAGCTTCTGTAGCTGTTGCGGTAGATTCTGGTAAGGGATATATCGAAGGGGAAATCGTTCAAGCGTACAGGTATAATATAGTATCCAGCGACATAGTGATAGATAATGGTGGTTTAGGTTATTCTAATACAGATAGCGTCTTTTTCTCGAGAGGTTCGCCAGGTACTACCGCTTCTGGAACTCCAACTACAGACAGCAATGGAACAATAACTGCGGTCACATTAACAAATACTGGATCAGGGTACGAATCTACGCCTGTTGTTAGAGTAAAAACTACAACTGGTGCTGGCGCTTTGATTAGTTGTAGTTTGCAGGAATTTGATACAACTTCTACTGGGATCTCCGGAACATCAACTAAGCAAGCGCTCGGTGTTGCTCAGGGGTACTGGGGTTCTACTGATAGTTTCTTGAACTCGGATAAATATATCCAAGACAGTCACTACTATCAAGATTACTCGTATGAGATCCAGGTGGCGAAGACACTAAAAGATTATAAAGACATAATACTAAACAGTTTTCATGTGTCAGGTTCCGAACTGTTCGGTAAGTACCTAGATCACCTTCAAGAATCTAAAATAAATACTATAAATAATGAGTATTTCTTTACAGGTAACAACACAGTGTATACATTAGTATCGGAGACCGCAATCACGAGCGATAGCAACACACTAACTATAGACAAGCTCTATATATAAAGAGGATTTAAACTTTGGCCAAACAAACTATTAATATTGGAACGGTAGCCAACGATGGCACTGGTGATCCGCTAAGAGACGCTATGGATAAAATAAACGATAACTTCGATGAAGTTTATTCTTCGTATACTTTGACAGGAGCGGTAACAGTTGGTAACTCCACTGTCAATAGTGTAGTTTCTAATACTGGTGGGTTAGTTGTTGCTAACTCCACCATAACCACTACGGTTGATAGATCAGTAATCAAAATTGCTAATAGTACTGTAGATACTACTGTGTCAGTCGGTGGAATTGACGTTGGTAACTCCACTGTTAATACCACAATCAACAGTTCTTCCGTCGGCGCCACGGGTGCTACAATAACTGCTTTGACAGCTACTAGCATTTCAGTTGGTAACTCCACTGTTAACACTACGACCAACTCTACTATCATAACAACCACTTCAGCCAATGTCTCAACCAATACAGGATTGACGCTTGGATCATTTACATCAGCTGCAAACGGTTATACATTCTTGCCGAATGGCATTAAGATGAACTGGGGTTGGGTTTCCGCTAATAGTACGGTTGGTGACGCCACCCTGACGTCGGCTTTCGGTACTGCGATCTATAATGTTTCTGCAATAAGTAACACCGCGGTTGCTACGTACCAAGCTGGGGTTGTGGGGCAAAATACTTCTGTGGTGCAAGTGAGAACAGCTAATGCCACTTCAACGAATGTTTATTGGTCAGCGATAGGTAAATAATCCCATGGGAAAAATATTATCAACCTACAATAAAATTATTGTAGAAGAAATTACAAATAGTATTCTGTCTAATACTTCTCAATATTATGCGTTTGGTGGTAATCCAGTAGCATACGGTGGTAGTGTACCAGAAGTTTCGAATAATGATTACGATAGCACATTTACCAATAATTGGTTGATGATGTTTGGTAAGCAACTTAAATTTTCTGATGTTGCACCTGTCATTAAAGAAAATACGTGGGTTTCTAACACAGCGTATGAGATGTACGATAACACTTCCGACACCCTATTAGCTAACGCAAACTTTTATGTAGTATCACCACCGAGCGATACAGGTGGCAACTATCATATCTACAAATGCATAGATAATGCGAATAACGCTAAATCAACAGTGAACCCATCTAGTGTTGGTGATCCGACGCAACAGACTACTTTTCAAACTACTGATTCTTATAAGTGGAGATATATTACTTCTATTTCCAGTAAGAATCACGATAAGTTCTCTTCAAATAACCACATACCTGTTTACACTAATACTACCATCTCGGCGGCAGCTGCTAACTATAGCGGCGTTGATGTCGTTATGCTGAGTAACTCTGGTTCTGGGTACGACACGCACCACACAGGCGTTATATCTTCTGTGGTAAATGCCACGATGATACAGATAGCATCTGATGCTTCTGGGGATAAT